CGTTGTGCAACATGGCCGGCCAAGGCTCCTGCGGCCACAGCGGCTAAACTACTTAAAAATCCATTGCCTGAACTTGATCCAACAATTGCACCTGCTCCAACATCACGCAACTCGGCATTGCCTGCGTCTGTGAGTTCCCAACCTTTATTTTGTGACAATGTGGTCAGTACTGGAAACAATTCGCTTCTACGGCCGCGAACTCTGTAATACTGTAATAGCCTAGTTATGCATAGCTGTTTTTGGTATGTACTGATTTTATCCCAATCAGTGACCAGTCTACGCAGACTTTTATAGTTGCTGATGTTGATGCCAAGCTGACTTTCAATCCTATACATCAAACGAATAGCAGTGATAGAACTCATGCCAGATGTAATTCCACGCAAGAAATCTTTGAACATTTTTTGTTGTGGATGTATCTTAGACGCAAGGATTGCATTTTGTGTTTCTGCATTTAGTTTCAAAGCAGTTTCGCCATGTGGATTCAAAACAATATGAATGCCTTGATACAAGTCTGTGCCGCCAACTCGTGCCACTTGAAAATTACCAAACATTCCTGTTTTATTAGCATAGGTCTGTGCAAAGCCAGCAGTTTCAAATTCCTTACTCAAAAGGTACAAAGTAATCATGTTTAAAAATACGCTGTCAGCAGTATCTCTTAGAGTCATTTGCTCCAAGTATGCGTTACGAAACATTTTACTTTCGTTACAATTTTCTCTAATGAAACTAAAGCTGTTGTCTTCCATATTATTCCTCTTTCATAAACAGTGGTCTGTTTACAAATTTAATTTTACCATGTGGTGTGTCTGACACAAATCCTTCGTGACCAGTTTCGCCGTTTATATCTGCCATAACATCACTACCAGGATGAGAATCCAATTGACCCTTCATATGCATTTTCAATGCTACCAGTGCATTTACCAATTTCCACATTGTTTTGTAAGCAGGTTGATTGCCTTCAATGTGTGCAATGACATTTTGTCTTTTGTTTTCTGTCAACTTACTTAGTGCTGGATCATTTACCCAATTGATAAACTCCTGCGCGGCGCCTGTCAGGTCCATGTCGCCTTTTCTTGCCTTGTAATTCAAGTAGCTCTTGCATAAGTCACCAAGATTGCTAATCTTCAATGATCCAATGGTATACGGATCAAGGAACTTTTCAATTGGCTTGCCTTTGGCAATCAAACCAGCCACTGCCTGCACATAACTGTCATCTAATGCATGTGTGGTGCCTTGTTCAATTTTCATTTCTGGGTTTAAAATTAACAACTTGGCTGTGGGTGTTAATCCAAGAGATTTTACCGATTCAATTGCTCTAGGTTCTTCGTCTGTGCGGCTTTCAAATATGCTATGCACAACAACGCCTGCGGTGCTGAGTTTAATAGTGTCGCCAAGGTTGCTGTCTTTTGGAATACGATATCTGACCTTGTTGGGTTTGAATACAAAATTACCTTCATCGTCCAAAGGCGGGCGATTCATCCACATTACATCGCCTTGGATGTAACCTTGAAACTTTTTAGGAACTGCCTTTTCAAGCATGGGATACAACTTGGCAAGATGGCCGGCGTAGTCTAACCGACCTGGCTCATCTGGCTTGCGATTATAAATCATATCTCTAAACATTGATTGACTACGAGCCATGCCATCATACTTCTTTGCACCAAATCCAGCCTTGTCAGTGAATACAAATCCACCTTCGTCGCGGCCAAATATAATTGCTGGCGTGCCATCCCACTTTACTGATGTGCTGATTGGATTGCCTGCGGCATGTGTGATTGCATCAAGTGCTCGCTGTGCCCCAGCAAGCCCTTCATCAAAGATAATATCTTCAGGATGGTCAATACGGGCCTTGGCCTCAGACAGCATACGCTTACCATTGATTGCTATTTCAAATATTTTCATGGTGTTGGGTTTGCCTTCAAGTACTCTGTTCTTGCTCTGTCAGATTCTGCATAGCCTCTGGCAATAAAGTCCTCGTTAGATTCGCCTGCGTTTTTTCTAAGAGCACTACGAGCCGCGTCTCCTGCTTCGTCTGCCTTTTTAAAGGTATCCTCAACTTCAGGTGGTGTGGTTGTTGGTGCGTCTCCTGGTTTCCCGCCAGTAAGATTTAAATTATCCAATGAAGTCATAATTTTTTGGCCCCAAGGCTGTACCAATTGTTTCCAAGAACGATCAGCGGATCCAGTTGCTTGTGCTTCTAGTGCGGCAGAACTTAAAAATGCTTTTGTTAAATTTGTAATTTGTAAGTTCAATTTCCTGGCCGCATCCTTTACTACTGCAACATCTACATTGATATCATGCCCACCCAATGCAGTTTCAATCTGTGCCAGGCTGACCAATTTTGGGCTGACTCCAGCGGCTTGTATTTCCTCCACTGACTTGTCAGTAAATTCCAGTAACTCGTTGACCAGGTTTGCAACCAAGTTTTCTAAGTTGTCTTTGTATTGTGGCGTTGGTTTCAATGACCGTAGCACAGGCGATGTTGGGTTTACCAATGTGGTGATAATTTGCTCGCCGCTGTTGTTGAACTTACTCAACAGCGTTGGATCTATTTTAAAACCAGCGCCTGGATTATCTTCGGCCTGAGTTGAAATATAAACCAATGCGGCCGCCACAATCATACCAACCGTTTTAATTGTTACATTGATATCATTTGCAAATGTTATTTCTGGAGTGCCTGATTGAATTGCATTGTACACTTGTGTCACTATATCATCACCAGCGGCATCACCATTCAGCACAATTTTTAAAAGCTCATTTCCTTTGCTTGAAATAGTTGCTTTAATTTGCGCTGGATTGAACTTGGCACCTTCTTCGCCGTTGGCAATGTTACCGGCAACAGCCAGTGCTTGCTGGAAAATAAGTCCAATTGGTGTTGGTGCTGTTCCATTCTTGATGGCATTGATTTGATTGCCCAATCTGGTGAGTATTTTACTTCTGGCATTGTTGGCAATTTCGTCTGCTAATTTGTTTAGGTTGGGCGCTTGGCCCATCAAGCTTCGGACAATTCCAGTGGGGCCATCTCCGCCAGCCATGTCTTTGACCTTAGAAATTAAATTGTCTAAGAAGCCTTCTTTTAATTTTTGTCTTTGCAATTCACGAATTTTCACAGTTCGTTTTCCTTTATTGAGCGTACACCGCGGGTAAATTTAGCAGGATCACCATTTTTGATGGCCAATTGCAATCGTCGAATTAACTCCTCAGACTGATGTTGAGGATAGTTTTGTTGTATTACTTCTACTAGATTAATTACACGGGCAATGGCCTGTACAGCTAGACCCTCAATTAGCAAGTGCTTGTCTTGCTTGGGTACTAGACCGGTAATTTCATCTAATATACTACGAGTGTGTTTACGCATGATTAAGTTATTTATGGTAAATAGAATTGAAATAGGAGATCTAAAAAGTGGAACTATCACCCAGCGCACAGGAATTGCGTAACTTAGCCAACAAGCTAGAACAAATTTCCGAATACAATACACACAGCGATACTGGTGAACCTGACCACGACATATCCACTGGTGACCTGTTGAGATTAAAAGTTGCACTTCGCCCGCTGGTTGATGGCAAAACAGCCAGCCGTTTCATGCAAATTTTGAACAAAATGGCAGACCAACAGCCAGTTAGTACTGCTGAAGCAAAGACAATTACCTCTGCATTTACCAGTATGATTGATATTATTGCAAGTGACAATGGGCTAATGAATCGTTTAAAAAATGACATTGCAAAATTCAACGCTGACAATGAGAAACAACTAGACAACGATCCAGATGAAACAGACGATCGATATGTTGGATTTGACATTGACGATGAAGAGCCAAAAGCCCCCAAAGACCCGTTTGAATTAAAGTAATCAAGTTTCACGACTGACAATCGCTCGTAGTGCATCTCTATTGGCATTACTGGCAACTGGCACAGACGCAGGTGTCACTCTTCCATTTGCACCAGAATTATTTGGTGGAATATCCCAAGCATGTGTACCTCCCTGCGGCTTCTCTAAATCAAATCCTTCTTTGGCCTGTGGCTTTTCCCATTTGGTGGACAGCGTTGGTGTTACTGTTGTTCCTAAATTTGTCCTAGACTTGATCTTTTCATATACATCACTGGCTCTAGATGTACTGGCACTATTGTCGCCAGCCATGTCTGTGATACGCAAGGTATCCGGATTAAAACTCAAATCAATCTTCTGTCCAACAGCACCGGAACTACGAGTTTTCATAAATTGTATTTGTACCATACAACGCTCACGCATTGTTGGAGTACTGTAGATACCAAACACATTGTCAGCAGTTTGAATCTTACTTAAACCACCTGCAATCATACTATGGTCAAACTCCACACTTTCAACTGCACTACGATTTAACTGTGACGCTGTTGCCAATAACAACTGCTCATTGACCACTAGGTTACGCAGTTCCTCTGCCACCAACTTGTCTTTGACAAACATGTCACTGACACTGATCTTTTGTCCAGCTGGCATCATCAAGTCAAGATAATCAACCAAGATTGCATCTACTTTAATCTTGCGCTGAGTTTGAAATTCTCTTACCCAGGCCAACAAGTCATTTGGAGTTACACCATTTGTCAACTGTACAATTTGTAGGATGCCAGCTTTCTTACCTGCCATACGCACTTTGAGATCCACATGTTCTAATTTCTTAAACACTTCTCTAGTGGGAGTGTCTGACAACATGGCATCCATACGCATGGCACATAAACCCTCGCTGAGCTCCAAACTAAAGTAAACAGTATTCAATCCTGTCATTGCCCAGTTGAGTCCTAAGTTTTGCAAAAACAAACTCTTACCTGCACCTGATGCTCCCGCAAAAATGTTTAACTCACCTCTGTTGAACCCGCCATACAGTTTATCGTCTAGTGATTTCCATCCGGTACTCAACTGTCCATTATTATCTTTCAGTGCTGTTAACCTGCCCTGTGGATCAGCAAAGTAGTCTGTACCAAATGTCTTTGGCAATCCAATTTGTACTGCATCTCTAATTAACTTTTCAACTGTGCCATACATGCCCTTGTCGAGCATGTCAGCACTCTTAAGAATTGCACCTTCAATTGCCTTGTGTCTGCTGAAGCCTTCAAACTCGGTCAAGAACCAACTGCTGTGTTCTGTTGAGCGTTCTTCTAAGTTTTGTAACTCTGTATTTGTTGTTGCTTTTACTTGCACAACATCCGGAATGTTACCATGTTCGTTTACATAAGTCTTAATAAATTCTGCCGCGGCTCTGAGTCGTCTGTCAAAGTGTTCTGGATCCAGCACATTCTGACATCTTGCCGCCAAGTCTCTGTTGCTTACTAGAAACTCTAAGAACAGTTTCTGTAGCTCAAACCCATACTCTTTAATTTCATCTGCCATATTCATTCCCCCATCGCAATGCGGCTATCATTGCATTTTCTTTTTCTTCAAAATCAAATATCATATAATCTTCTGTTAGTTCTGTTTTATACTTGTCACCTGGAAGACCAAATTCTTCTATCATCCAAATACATGCCATGTTCCACCAGTCATCAGTGTCCTGATCCAGTTTCCAATTTATCTTTACTTTATACACACCATCGCCTACATAGTAATTTAATCTTCAATGGCGAGCTCTCAATCGCCGATAACACGCTTTGTACCACAGCAACTCTTCCAAACCTCTGAGCGGCTTCGTTTGCGTCTTTGATACCATCTGGCCATTCTGGAAAGCTGACACTCCAACCCAGTTCTGCCGCTTGCATTGCCAAGGTCATACCAGCACGATCTCTGTCTGGTAGCACAACTGGTTCGTTGTCAATGTCTTCAATGATCTTGGCCTGTTCTGGACTAATACTATTGGTCATGATTGCAACGCCATCCAGTGTCAGTGCATCATACTCGCCTTCGGTTACAATTGTATACTTACGCAAATGGCTTTGTCTGTCTAGGTTGAATACAAAACTTGGTGGCCTGCTGGTAATCATCTTTGCAGTTTTTTTGTCTGGTACATCACCAATCCATCGGGCTGTATATCCAACTATCCTTCCGTTGCTGGTATAGGGTAGTATAACACGACTATCCATGCTTTGTAAAGGGCTTGTACTGGTATACCAGTCACTTAGTTCTAATACACCTCTACTGTCTAGATACTCTGCGGCTTCAATGGTCAAGTCTCTAACTGTCCACGGCCAAGTTATTTCTGGCCAGTCTGGCTTCTTAAATGGTTCTTCAATTATGGTATCGTCTGCAACTACCTGATCCCATAGTTGTATTTTTAATCTTTGTATTTCGCCTTCGTCAATGCCCAGCACTCGCATCAACTTGATTAGTTTAAATCCCAATCGTTGACCTGGGCGCCAGCCAGTTGTATAACTGCAATTGAAACAATGATACCCTGCCCTATCATGTTCGAATTTGAAACCGCCCCTGTGTTTGGTGTCAGGTCTTGCTTGTCCATTCTGCACACACATAGGACAGTTCATGGTCAGCCAACCATTGGAACTTGATTTTAATGCAGGTAGGTGCGCCCGTAATGTGTTTTCAACTAGACTCATATAGAGTTTAGTTTACACTCTTATTTGGACTTTGTCAAGGGTTCCAGCGTTCAATGCGTCCGTGTGTCTGACCACACGCAACCATCTAACACCAGCGTAGTAGTTCCACGGGTCGATACCAGTGAAGCCGTTGTATGTCAATACGGCTGTGGTATCAGTTTGTGGTTTTAAATTTGCCCACAATGTTGAACTGTTTATTGAATTGTCCAATGTGCCTTGTACAATTAATGTTCCTGTCCAATTGCTTGCATATACTGCAACAGAGAACAATGAAGTTTCTTTTCGATAGTAGGTTGGTCCATCAAATCCAGACGATGCCCATACTGAACCCAAGTTCTCAGCCACATAGGTATAGTTGGTAATTTCATATGTGCTACGAGTTGTTGGAACAGGTGCGTCTTTTACTTCAACATCAAATGCGGCAACTCTGGCACGGTTCCAAGTTAGGGCAGTTTCTAATCCTCTATCATCTACAAAGGTTGCGGCAATGGTATAAAGGCCTTGACCAAGCATCATAAGATCTCTAGCAAAAACGGTTAGGCGGGCCTGTCCGTTTTCTGGACTTGTTGAAATTGCACGGCGACGGAAAATCACGCCGCCAGTTTCTCTATTCCACATTGTCATTGTGACTTCTCTGTGTAATAGGCTAACTGGCCTGCGATCTGAACCTATGATTGTGATATCCATCAAGTTGTCTACACCCTTAAACCAAGTCATGCGTTGGTCGGTGTAGTCTGAAACATATCGTGTACTGCTTGGGCCGGTACCTGCACCCGCATAGTTCAAAGATACCGTTGGAATTGTTAAGTTTAAAGTGGCCATGTCATTATTTAGCAACAAGTGGATCTTTAAAATGCTAAGTAAATGCAATGGATCCTAAAGTAAAAGAATTTCTAGAACGATTCCCTTTCATGAGCTTGGTTCGTTACGGCGACCAAGAATTAGTTGGAATTATACAAAACAGCGATCAAACGGTTGTTACAATGTATGTTTATAACTCATTAAAAGATGAAGAAGACAAGCTTCTATTCGTTGCGTGTGGCGAGGAATGGTGGTGGGGGAGTAATCGAGTTATACCAATCAACATAGTGCTGAAAGAGCCTATGCGAAGATTTGCCTACACCCTAAAAACCTACAGCACAAAGGACTTTGAAATGCTGTATGGGTATCAGACTAGTCTAACAAATGTCATTACTAAACGGACAAAACGCCGTCAAATTAGCCTTATTAGAAAGCTAGATTAACTGTATCCATAACTGATCTTTTCACAGATCAGATTCATTTGAGCCACAATGGCCACTGCATAGGCTGTTGCATGGCTCTTCTTAAAGAAATAATCACCACTCTCTGGCTTCGTCCACACTTCCTTCATAATCGTCGTCCATGGCTTCCCAATCAGATAGCGTTTGGCGGGGCGTATCATTGCCAGGACCGCAGACAATTGTTCCACGGAAATCGGCTGGGTCCTCCGGAGAATATCTCCATGCCCGTTCAAATGAAATAACAGATTTACAAAGTCGTCCTGTAACAATAAATCCCATAATGGCTCCTGGTTGGCTAGACGATCCAAATGTTCTTTACTTTGGATTCCATTGTACAAACTTACATTAAGCAAGTCCACTTTAAAAAATCCCAATGCTTCTGCTTCTTTATAATCTACATCGCACCAACCAGTAAAAGGGTTCACCGGCACAGGATGAAAGTACACTCCTGTTTTGTGCTTTTGTGTTCCTTGGTTGGACTTTTGTGTTGCAGGTATATGCGGCAACAATTTAAGTACCTGTTCTCTGTCTGCAAAGTCAATGTCTACGTCAGGCAAGTTCATTTTTTTAATTTATCTTTAACCATTTTTATTAAGTCGTTTTGTTGTATCCTAATTCTTTCCATTTCTATTGCAACTATTTCTAGTTTATCAATGAACTCAGCAAGCTTGGCCTCTAACTCGACAAACCGATCGCCTGTTGCATTGTTGTGTTTATCCATGTCGCTTCTTGCGGGTTTTCTTTTAATTTCTTTTTCCACCATTCTGTGTCCACATGTTTTGTTACTGTTTCAATTTGACCTGGTTCCATACGGTCCAGCAATAATTGAACGGCGTCTGAAGAATAAATAATCCAAGGACTAATTTTTCCCATTACCACCATATTCATTGCGGTTGCGGATGGGACTTTTTTAAAAAAGTCCTGCCAATCTTCTCCAGCTACTTCACTCCATTCTCTCATTGAGATGATAGTTTTTTCTAGTGCTCTTTCTGCTGTTTCTAATTTAGAACTCTCCTGTATAAAAAGTTGATAGGTTCCTGGCTTTTGCCAATCACTCATTCTGACACCCATTTTAAAAAGCCAATGGATAAACTTTTCAGACTCCATTGGCTTCAGCACAATTATATAGTTAGCAAATTTTATAAACCCAATGTAGTCCGGACTCTTTATAAAGTCGTCGACTGTTTTAACTTTCTTTGCATTAGGACTAACATACTTTAAAAAATTTGTCCATACACTAAACGCAATTCTATCAGCAATTTCATCTTTACTCATCCACCTGCGTTTCTTCTCGCACATGTGACTACTTAAAGTTCGTTCTCTAGTGAATGCGTTGTTGCAAAATTTGCATTGATAGTCAGTCATGTTTATTTAAACAATTCTTTGAATTCTTTATTACCCATGTTTTGTGACCGGGCAATGTCTTCCAAGTCTTCTGTGCTGTTGATGGATTTGAACAATTCTATTTCCTCTGCGCCAAGTTGTGGAAACTTCTCAATCAGCCATGCTGTCAGTTTGTCTTTCTTTACGCCAATGGGTGGAATGAATTCGTGCCTGAGTTTGACTCCCAATCCAACCAATGCCAGGGCCTTCCACCGAAGTTCTTCATGTGCGCTGGTTGTTGCAATGTAGTCAACATTGCTGTAGGCATTTACATCTATTAAATATTGTTCCTGTACATCTCTGGTGCCTTGTACTTGACTGGCCCAACGCTGTGCCATAAAAGTGCTTAGAGATTTACGACCATCGTCATCTAACTTGTCATAGAAAGTGCCCTTGCGTAGGTCAACGGCAGTCATCACCTGATCAATTGGCAGTTGATATTTTGCTGAAACTGGTTCTTTCTTTTTGGTGGCCATATGTGTATTTTAAAACCAAATCTTGTTTAAGTCAAGTACTTCTGGAATTTTATTTGTTTCTTTTAGGAAGAACGCACACACTGGTTCCTTTGTATGTTCCAAGGGAACTGCCAACACATGACCAAACTTCAACTTGGGCACATACCATTTGACTTCTTGATAGATGTTGATTACTTCAACCTTCATCCACTCGGGCTTGTAGCCGTTGATTGGGTTAAACACAAATGTACTAAAGCCTCTATCATTGAGACTCATGACATTGATAATCTCTGGTTCGCCGTGATCAGGTTCACCAATGATCAGTGACCAATCCAATGGCACTTTGAGTTCATGTTTCCCGATACGCAATACTGCCGCAGGACAACTGAAGCTTTCTAAGAAAACAAGTGGTACAAACATATAGTCAACATCAGCTGGGTTGCTGTAGTCAAGTACTCCGTAGCGCAAGTCTTCGTCAATTTCTTCTGGTAAACGATCTAGGTCGTATGACAGATTATCAACTGTTAATATTCTCATTTATAAATTACCTTTTCAGTTTGATATGGATAGTTTGCTTCTTCATAAAATTTCTTGCGCTTGGTCAAGTGTCTTTTGGCAAACTTTGCTGTGCTTGTTATGTCCCATATCTGGACAAAGTCTTTGTCTTCTGCTTTTCTAATGCCTCGCCCGATACTCTGTATAACCCTAACAAAGCTCTTTCCAGGTTCAACCAAAACCAAGTTAAAGATCCTAGGTATATTAATGCCCACAGAAGCCACACCATAAGTGGCCACAATAATTTTATTTGTTGCAAGGGTAACTTCATCATATTCGTCTTTCCTATCCTTTGACTTCATTGCTCCAGATACAAACACACTCTCTGGTAGCCGCTCCACCAGCATCTTGCCCGATGCAATGCGATCAACTAGTACTAGAGTATTTCCACCTTGACTAATTGCATCAATTGTCTTGGCCAGTTCGTCCAGCCTGCGTTCATTGCTGGTCAGGTATGTCAATTCTTCTTGATAGGTTTTGTATTCCACCTTGTCATCAAACTGTAGTACCTTTACATGGCAATTGCTCAGTACACCAATGTCTTGTAGTTCACTGGCCTGTAATCTGTGTAGAACATTTCCAAGGCTGGCCAGTAGGCTAACATACTCATGTTCTTCTTTGGGAATAGTGCCTGTCAATCCCCAACGGATCGGCACCTGGGCAAACGGGCCTGTTAACATTGTTTTAAGCACATCTGCTTTGGCCATGTGTACCTCGTCAACAATGACTGCAATCAAGTCATCAGTGATGGCTTCAATGCCAATTGCACTGGTACCTTCTTTGCTTCGTTTAATCAATGAATTAATACTTTGCCATGTTGCAATAGTATGTGTATGCCCAAGGTCTTTCTCATCACCAAAGTATACACCAACATCTAGTCCCATGTTGACATAGTCAGCATGTGTCTGCCGTACCAGATCCTTGTTGGGTACAATAACAACTGTTCGACCATACGGTTCGCAAGTTAGACTCATGGCCGCTGTCATTAATGTCTTGCCTGCGCCTGTGGCAATCTCTTGAACACCATGTGGGTTGGCAAGGAAGCGATTGATACATTCCACTTGGTAGTCCCTAATTACAATAGGCTGGCCTTGTGCAGGATGTCCTTTGGGCCAAACTATATGACTAAAGGTGTCTTCGGTAACTTCTTCAAATGCAAAATTATGTGCTTGTCTTTTATCGTCAATCTCAACTTGCCAACCTTCCTCATCAAGTATGGGTAGCACTCGATCCAACAAGTTTAAATATGTTGATCCAGCAGTGGTAAAGAAACTTATCTTACCATCCCACCTACCTAACCTAAATGCAGGCACATGGTATGCATAAGGTAGTTGGTACTTTAATTTGGTTTCGCATTTGCGACGAGTGCTAGGGTCAAGGTCGTGGAACTTAACATTCACTTCATCGCGGATTTCTAATCTAGTTATTCCAGGCATAGTCTATTATAACATTATACAACAACAATGTCTAATTGTATGTTGCCATAATGGATGTCGTGCAGTTGGTTGGGCGACTAATATTTATCTGAAAAACCACGATTTTTTAATGGCCAGGAAAAATATATTTTAGTCAAAAAAAAGGACTCCTAAGAGCCCTTTTCCCCACCGACCACATTCCACGCAAATAGTCAGCTGTCGGTGTTGAACTTAATCCTTGCTTTTCAACAAGAACCTGTTGCTGATGGCCTTAAAGGATTGATCAAGTGAGTGTGCTTTAAACACAACTCCTTCTCTTTCCGTTTGAGCATTAAGGTCACTTTTGCCTTCTGCAAATTTCAACATGTCAGCAATGGTCACAATGCCAAGTGTGTCATATGGCTCAGCTTTAAATGCCACCACAGGTACATGCATTAGCTGGTACAGCTCACAAAACTCATTGCGTTCTACTGGATTGAAATAGCGTTTGGCATCTATGTCATAAATGTCAAAAGTGTAAAAACTTTGACCTTTAATTTTGTAAGGATTCCCCTGAATGCCTTCGCCTACAATTTCACCTTGTACAGCAAGATTGCGACCGCTTTCGTCAATGGCCGTAATGATCTGATCACGGTGTGCCACTTTCCAAAGTGTATTGCCTTCTGTGTCTTTGAGATTTAGGTTACGGCTACATACTCCATGATCGTCACCATTGACATACACTGTCATTGACGAGCCATCCAGCTTCTCGGTAACTTCCCAATTGACTCGGTCAGCCTGCCATTGTGCAAACTCTGTGCTTAGGTTTTGAACACGCTCTTGGTCTGTCTTTGGAATAAATGTTGGGAACAGACCACGCACTTCGCCTGCCAAATGTGCTGGCACTGGTGGATCGTATTTTACAATGCCTAAAATTTCAGTGACATCAAACGGCTCATCAGATGCCAAGCGAGTCTTATGAAATGCCTCTACCACTTTGGGAAAATCCCAGTACCTAAGAAGCAGGCCTTGACTCAACTGTCCGCGAAGTTTTACTGTACGCAGGCGCTCACCCGGAATGCCATCGTACACTCGAGGCTCTTGGCCTTTGCTGAGGAACGGAGCAAGTGCTGTAGGAATCCAGCTGTCAATTTCACAGTAGACAGCTACATCGCCTACTTTGAATTCATCCTTTTTAATGACCACAGTCCAGCCACCAACCACTGCACATTCAATTGCGTCAGCATCTAGGATTGCCCGGATTTCGTCAATCGTTCTCATGGTTGCTAGTTTACGCATATCATATTCCTAAATACGGGAGACACAATGCCTCCCGGTAACTTCAGCTATTATTCTGCTCGCTTCATTACAGTAGTTTCTGCAAGACGCTTCCAACGATCGCCAGCACCTGACATCTTCTTCAAGTCTGCAATCTTAATAACACTACGCAAGCTCAACTCGCGCAAGCGATCCTTGTTAGTGTCAACATACTCATAAATTTCTTTAGTAGCACCTTCTTCAAAATCATACGCATCCAACATACCATCCATGGTGATTTGTTTGATACGCAACATTTTGTCACGGGTGGTATCCATTGTCAAGTCCAGATAGTGACAACGGCTCTCCAGTGCTGTCAAGTGGTCTTTGAGTTTGGCAGACCTGACATGCTCAAACTTGATGTTGGTAATGAAAATTGCACTGCCTTTGAAGTCAAACTTGTCTGGCACACCTTCTGAACGCAACATGCGGCTGTCAGTGTTCCAGCTGATGGTACGCTTCTTGCTGGTATCCAAAGCGGCTTTCAAAATGTTCAAGCTCAAGTCGTCAAGCAAGATGCTGTCACAGTCGTCAAACACTAGCACATTGCCTTCATCGCTGAACTGGTACAGTTTGCAATACAAGCCAATGGCGCTCATTGCACCTTTGACCACTTCGTAGCGAGGACGCTTGCCACCAATCTTGTCAAACATTGCGGCCTTGTTGAGAACTTTCTCAACGCCAAAGCTCTTGCCAACTCCTGGAGGGCCAACAACAATCATCGCACGGACTGAGCCGTCAACAGCGCCTTCTGTCATTTCTTCCAAAATGTCAAAACGCTCACGGATACGGGTAATTGCTTGTTCGTCTGTTTCTAATTGCATTGGCTTTTCTTTGCGCTTGGGTGCATCGTAGTTAGCTTCAATGCTGGTTGTGGCGCAATCCGCGGCACTGGCTGGCTCAACGTCACGCATGGAAGCCACTTTAATACGCACTTCGCGGCCAGCAAACTCACCAAGGCTTTCGTCACCTAGTACAGTAACATAGCCACCTTTGGTGCCTTCTTTGTAATCTGCAATCAACTGGAAAGTCTGATTGTTAATGTTGAAGCTACGGTATGTACCGTTCTTAATTGTAATGTATGCTGACATTTTTGGGTTCCTTTGCGTGGAATGATTAAACACAAACTCTATTATGCTACAAAACAGACTACTTTGCAACCTCTTTTTTTGCTTTGTTGCATTTTTGCAACACGGGTTGTTTTAGTAGTGTTTTTCTGCATCATGTATGTATTATATGCTGGCTAGGCCCAAAGGTCAACCTTTTTGTTGCACTTTCTGGTGCTGTAAGTCGTTGATTTTGTTGGAGTTTTTATATTTTCAGCTTAAAAAGTGTGGGATTTTTGCACTTTCTGCTGATTTTTAGTTAGTACGCACTAACTTAACTCTGCATCTTCCATGCCTGCCACACGAAGCTTGATCACATTGCTCAATTGCCATTGCTTGATGTCAATGCCTTTTATTAGACCCAAGTACTTGTTCCTGACCAGTGCAAACTCATTGACGATTGAATCCATGTCGGACACTTCGGGTTCACCGTCCACATACTTTTCAGCATCCCTGCTGGTCAGTGCGCGATTGTAGTGTTCTGTAAATTGTCGGAACTTGGCACTACGGAGTTTTCTTAATTCAATATTTAGATGCTCCAGTATTGCTTCTATCTCTTGCAATTGATTGAAACGATATTCTACAATACCTGGCATATCTCTACTGGCTCGCTCTAGGCTACCAGACATTTTTAATTCGGCACGAGCTTCGGCCAATTGGTTTTCAAAGTAGGCAATACAATCAGGCAACTGACCGATATCGCCGGCTACTTTTCTATACCATTGACTCATCAATATTCCTCTTCGTCATCTGATTCAGCTTCTTCATCTTCGCCTAGAATTTCCGAGAATGCATTGTCTAATGCAGAGTCTGATCCTTTGGCATCTTTACGGCAACCTTCTAAGTCTACAAAATTCTCTGCCACTCTTAAAAAGGCCAGAGCCGCATCTTGTCTTTCTTTCTTATCAATGTAAGGTTTAAGAGCCAACCATGTTTCGGCTAACATTTCTCCGGATTCTGTCATGCTAATTAATTCTCCAAAAAGTGTATCGTTTTGATACTGCGATACTTAGTCGCATCAATTATTTTGTTTTGCCATTTGTGAAAGGTATTCTTCGTTGTGAACCCATTTATTCTTAACTAGGAATCCCCACTCTCTTTGCTTTGGTCCAGGCATGAACAATGACCAACATGTGACATCCGGATCAAGCTCGATGCGATGATAAGACCTACTGCTACAGATCCTAAAGTGGCCAGGTTTTCTCCAATGGGCTAATTCGCCAAACTTGTTGCCGTGTTTGTCAAATTGAGGAATCCATTCATAGTATCCACCCTTTAAAATCAATGTAAAATACGGCCACGGATGATCATGTACATCATCTGGATCACTTTTGCAAAACTTGTGTACAAAGATGTTGAACGGAAACCATGTACGGTCTCGAAGAAACACATAGTAGCGTTCTAGTAAAGGTTCACTGCTTCGACGATCTAAAATAATTCTGTGTCGTCCAAGTCTTTGCATTAGTTTTTTAATCATCTACAAACCCACTTAATATTGCGTATACTCCATCTGCGCTTCTTTCAATCCTTACTTGATTGCTAAAGCCAGCATACTGAAATACGCCTTGCTCAACTCGTTTAAAACAGTCAATCATAATTTCTGGTTCACCCATAACATCTGCGTGAATCATTTCTGCTTCGTACAATGTTTGAAGCTGTTCGATCAAAGTTTTTATCAGCATAGCATATTATAACATAAAATGTTGTCAAGGCCAATAGGTATCTTGTCCAAGCAAGGCTCTTATGGATTGAAACTCTTTCCAGGCTTCTCTATACATGGGATTGTTTACCATCATGTCGTTGTGTTTGGCTCTGTTGTCAAGGTAAAAACTTGTTGGAGAAGTATCCTGTTTGTCTGCATATCTAATTACATGATCCAGTCTGGCCTCACACATCTGCCATTTTTTAAGCATTGCGCCCGTGACTTCAATTTTATAAAGATGCTCTTCATGTTCACTGTATGTAATTGCCATGTCAATGTCAGGCGATTCCCTAAAAGATAACGGCTGGAACAATGCACGGCGTAAGGGTCGCTTTTCAATGACCCTTACTCCTTGTTCCTGCAACCATTCATCATGGCTGTCAGACATTGTTACGCCTCGGCTACTTCTGCGTCTATTTCGCCATTGGGGCTAATAGCGCCTTGATAGGCCAAATCTGTACCACGAGCCACAATGTCTGTCATGATCTTATCTAAAATTCCATCGGAGTAACCTTTACGGAATTCTTTAATAATCTCACCATCCAATGTGGTATACACCAGTTTGTTGCCTTCTTTCTTAAGCCAACCGCGAGCTTCAAACAAGTCTACTAGGCCGCTGTATGGATCCATACCAGTGGTCCACGGAATTTCTACTTGCACACTTTCAAAGGGTTTTGAATAGCGTGTTTTCATAATTTTACAAGCGGCACGAATACCATTTACTGTGGTGGTCTTGTTGCCATCAGCATCAACTTTAAGTTTGAGCTTTTTCATAGCCACCACCATTGAGCTGGCATAAACAAAGCCCGATCCGCCGGTGATTTTGTCATCGGGGTCAAACATGTCTTGACTTGCGTAGGTGTGGTTGGTAACAACCAAGCCAACCGGATGCGGAGCAATACGATTAACAGTATTCTTAATAAGAGCTGTCAATGCCTTGGCCTTACGACCCATGTCACCTTTCATGTCACCTGCTTCAAACTGGTTAATGTCTGTTGGAGTCAACAACATACCAACAGAGTCAATCACAAACAATACTTTCTTTTGTTCTTCGTATGGAAGATCTGCATAGGCTTCTTTGTATTCTTTCATGAACTCAGAGATAAACTTTGCCACTTCGTCAATCATTGATACGCCAAAGCGCATCAACTTGTCTGGTGCAGTATCAATGCCCAATGACCGTAACCAGTCTTCATCCAGTGCATTTTCACTGTCTAGTATAACTGGAAGTATGTCCAGCTTTTGTGCATGTCGAACCAGGTTACCCGAACAGATATAACTTTTGCCCGAACCGGATTCACCAGCAAACATAGTAACCTTACCAAGTGGAATGCCACGACCAAAGTCGCCGGTCATCAAATAGTTAAGTGTATGATTGCCTGTACTGATCCAATCTCGTGGATCGTTAAAGCCAGAACTCATTGCTGGAATGGCTTTGGTTAAGTTTTTACGAAACTTAGAAACGTCAAATGCTTTTTGCGCCATGTTATCCTCTAGTAGAAATTAAGAGGGTAGAATCGCTCTACCCTCTTTCAGCAATTAAGTTGTGCTACGGTTACGAATCATCTTTAGGATGTCGTCAACGCTTGGCTTAGCTGTTCCACTATCAGATGGTGTTGCTGTTGCAGTTACTTGCGCTGGTGCAGGCTTACTTGCCACTGGTGCAGGCTTACTTGCCACTGGTGCAGGTGTATCTTCATCTGCATCAGCCGCGGCTCCTGTGGCGCCAACGATCTGAACGCCACTTGGACGATAGAACTTGCTCCACTTGTTAGGATCATACAACTGACCGTCAACGCTGGCTTCAAACATTTCCATGATGGCACGGACTTCGTCAACACCTGGACGCTTGGGCATAAAGTCGTTGAGATTAAACAAACCATGTTGTGCAATTGCTTGCAGTTCAGTTTCGTTTAAGCCACGCTCTTTACGAGCCCAACCGCTTGTTGAGTAGTCTGCGTATCCACCCTTTTGGGTTTTGTTTAGACGGAAGTCTGTGCCACGCTGATAATCAGTTGGCAATTCTTCCATGTCTGGATCCATCAATGCTTGCTTGATGATTGTAAAAATCTGTGGGCTGATGATGAATCGGCGTACTGGATTTTCCGGAGTGCTTTGTTCTTCCATTGGGCTGTTGACAACAAAGCCCTGAAAAACATAACTGCGTTTCTTCCAATATGTACGACCTAGTTTTTCTAGGTTAGGGTCCTTGAACCAAGGACGAATTGTAGCGTGAACTGGGCATGTTTCGCCCCACATTTCAACGCAAGGTACTTGTACAACAACTTTCTTAGTTTCGTCCTGACCTGCTACTCCGCTGAACGGAATACGAATCATCTGACGCTCACGCCAAAAGAATGTATTTGTGTCATCTCCATCTGGGAGAAAACGCATTGATGCGGATGTACCTTCGGGGATGTTCCAGTGTGCGTAAATTGCGTTATCACCGGTGCTGGTGTTAGAACCACCAGACTTTTGTGCTTGCTCGGCTAAGCGAGCGCGGATTTCTGCTAAAGATGCCATGATAAATTTCCTTTATGTATTAGCCAATATTAGTGTTAGACCCTATTGGGTCAAACAACACACGCTTCAATTGTTTGGGCATGTGTTGTATTATACTTATGATTGCGGTCAAAGAGCAATAGCCAAATCAATCTATTTTTGCCATTTTGGACAAATGCGTTAAAATTCATGTTTTGGTAAATACTTCAAAGCCACGACCCTGGCAAAAAGGAAAATACAATGTCAACTCGTAAAATTAATACCATCAAGCTAACTGACGCAACACCAAGCGACCACTTGGGACGCTGGGGCGAAATCACCTACAGGGACGGATACCTGTACTACCATGATGGTGTTACCCCAGGTGGTGAACTGATTGGGGGTGGTGGGAGCGGTGGTGGAGGCCCTACTACATGGACCAGCATTACAGGCATGCCCAGCTTTGCCGCTGTTGCTACAAGCGGTGCGTATGCTGACTTAACAGGCAAGCCGGCAACAACTAGCGTTTTTAATACGGGCACAACAAGATCAATAAGTGGTGAGTATGGTGTATCGGACTCCTCTGGGACAACCGTAGTCGCTGGCGGAACAGGCACTGGTACTAATATGTTTTATTGGGGTCCTAATGGTTCAATTGCAAATTGCACAGCATTAATTGATGCATTAGCTTCTTCGTTAGGAATCACTGTTGCAGGTTTGATTGGAACGAATGTTTCTAGTCCTAATATGGTAGGTGGTGCAACAATAGTTGGTATGGGTTATACAGATCGCGGTGATGGTACATTTACTCCAGTATGTTGGATCAGCGGAGAAATTACCAGTTCAGCAGGAGGAGTAGCAACCTTTGGTGGTGGCCTAACATTTCAAGATAATACTGTACAGACAACTGCTTACACTGGAGAACATGATCACGAAGCCTATGAAATAACAAACACAAGTGCCTCAGGTACGACACATTCAGTTAGCGTAGGCACTGATGGAATGATTTCATTCCCAGTAATAGATGGCGAAAGAACTCTATGGGGTGCGGTTGACGAAGATTTCAATATTAAAACAACCAGAACCGAGCCTGGAATTGATGCCGACATTAGTATACTAAGCGCAGACGACATATGGATGGAAGCAGGCGACGATATTGATCTTAAGGCAGACGGCACGGTTCGTATTACATCTGATAATGCTGCCGCCGGCCCCCAATGGCAATTTGGCACAGATGGTACATTAACATTACCAAGTGGCGGAGCGGTAGATGGCAACTTTGTCGATGGTCAATGGTTAGATGTTTGGTTGACAGCACCAGAAGGAGCAACTAAAACAGCAGGTGTTCGAGATTTCTTTGGTAAGACAGTGGCTTATGTCAACGAAGATAGTTTTATAATACAAACCAATCGAGCAGTATCTACTAGATCTTGGATCTTTGGTGAGGATGGTATCCTAACATTACCAGCAGGTGGTACTATCACAGAAGGTGGCGGACTCACAGGTGCTATTCGACTAACGCCAGCAGGTGGAGCCAATGAATATCAAGCATTGGTAATTTACCCAACCGCAGGAGATGGTGATCACATACACTTGACCGCAGGTGGTGGCACCACTGACCTGTATCTAGGCAATGATAATCAGTATGTCCAGATTCAGCATAGTGGTCATGTAGTAGTACAAGCCGCTGATGGCGTAGACTATAGTCAATGGCTGTTTAACAAAAATGGTGACCTAACATTGCCAGCTGGTGGAGACATTAAAGACAGCAACGGCGCAAGCGTATTAGGCGGCGGCGGAGTTGGCACTTTAGATTCAGTAACTGACACTGGTTCAACCACTACCAACGGCATAACAGTTGGTTCAGTGACACTGACAAACGGAGCAGTGATTCGAGACACTACGGGTAATGCAGTGGCCATTGGTAAAGATGCTGGCCTAACCACACAAGGCACTCAAGCAGTGGCAATTGGTATCAATGCTGGAGTGACCACACAAGGCAACAACTCAGTGGCCATTGGTCCCGGTGCCGGCGCCAGCACACAAGGCACAGAAGCAGTGGCAAT